CTTGTCCTGTAACAGCAACATCAACACCAACTTCGATGGTTAAGTTCCCCAACGAAATTGTCATGCCTTGTCCAGTGACCGATACATCTGCATCCGCGACAACGGATGGTGTACCAAGGCTCAAGGCCATTGCTTGTCCAGTCAGAACTGCGATTCCATCATGTTCTTGTGTTGCAAAGGGTACAAAACTAAATGCGGAATCACCTAATAACATAATACATTAATCCGTTGGTTTCGTTGGCCAAGTTACATTTTCAACATCTGAAACTGTGCTTAAACCGCTTGGCAAATCTCTGAGCTCTTGTCTATAAGTTGTCATTTCTGCCGACATCGTAACATCTGATAAAGCATAAAAATCAGTCTCGGTTAGTAACCTATTTCTTTTTTCTCTTAGACCAGTCATTGCTTCAGGATTTTTTCTAGCAAGAGCTTGTTGTTCTTCTAAGTCTCTTGCAGTTTCTTCCTCTTCTGTAAATTGAACTCTTGTTCCGCTTATATTTTTAAATCTTGGCATTATATTATCCTCCCACCCCAAATAAAACAAATTTACCTGCATCAATATTTCCGCTATCCATTTTAAAACTTATAGCGTCAACAGCTGAAGTAGAATTAAAAACTCCTGAAACAGTTTCCCATACAATATAATCTGTACCCTGATAGGCTACACTATTCCAAAGGAAATGTTTTTTGAATGTGGTACTTGAAGGATTATAAAACCAAAGCTGGCCAACTGCTTGTTCATCAGCTCCATTACCCACTCCATTACAAAGAATAACATATCCTGTTTGAAAGGAATTATCTCTAGAGGAATTATAATCATGTCCACCATCAGCAGTACCACCAACTGCTTGTTTCCAGGTTTGAGCATAAGTAGTACCTAACGATACATTATAATTAGAACCACCATCAATACTTCCTTGAAATAACAATTCTTCATTATCTGTTGCTGGATGTAGTCCGTAAATCATAACACAGTATATAGGATATGTGCTGTCCAGAATCACGCTACTAGCCCCATCTACTAGATTAATAACAGAATCACTACTTGCAGTTATAGTAGCAATTTTAGTCCATGCCCCACCAGCAGCAGTGGCCCATGAAATAGCGGTGGCTGTTGCATTCATGCTTAATACTTGACTGCCTGTACCTTTGGCTAATCGGGCGACAGCTGTTGCACTGTTGGCATAAAATAAATCAAGAGATGCTTGTGATGTGGCAAGTTTTGATCCATTCGTTAAATCAGCAACACCACCAAAAGTTGCTGATAAATCATCAGACAACGTAAGTGCGGTTCCATAAGAATTTAAACTTGAACCAGCAGTTCCTGCGGCATTCGCAGTTTTGAAAATAATGTCACCACCAGCTCCGGTTCCTTTTCCTTGGCCACCTTGTAGTGTTAAAGCACCACCTGCAATATTATTTGTTGTGCCAGCCGTTGTACTCCCAGAGGTAATAGTCATTGTCTTACCAGCTGTATCATGAGCCGTTGGTTGATTTAATAAAGTAGAAGCAGATCCATTTCCTAAAGTAATATCAGCTCCTGTCACAGTAAGATCCGTGCCAATAGTAGCTGTTGTTGTGGATGTAATGGCTCCAGTGACTGCTAAAGTTGATCCATCAAAAGTTAGATTTGCTTCTCCTTGAATAGCATCTGCTCCAGTAACTGTTGTTACTGTATTATCTGTAGAACCTGTTAATGAAACTCCAGCTGAATCCGCTGCCCATGCAATAGCAGTTCCGGTAGAATTCATTTTTAAAACTTGATTGCCCGTTCCTGCTGCTAGACGCGCGGGTGTATTGGCTGAATTAGCGTAAATTAAATCATTGGCTGTTGTTAAAATTTGACTTGGAGTTTTACTGGCAGGTAAAGTACAAAAAACATCTTTGGTGCCTGCGGCAAAATCTTCTGCACTATCAGAATTAGTACTTTCATAAACAGCCGTTCTGGTTAAAGTTGAACTATCACCATTAAGTGTACCAAGACCAGTTTCCCATTCATTTGCAGTTTGGTGAACAATAGCATAATAACAGGTATTACTATTGCCAATGCCTGCTGCAAAAGTTTGAAAACCAGTAGACGTACCACCTAGAGTGACTGCTCCTGTTCCTGTTGTTGTCGTGGTTTCTTTTACACGATCATTTAAAACAAACGCCATGTTCTACCTCTATGCTAGTCTCAAAATAGCAGTGGTAGCAGTGTTTGCAGGAAATTGAACTGTAAAAGTTCCTGATGTACATGTTTTATCTCCACCAAAATCAATGATACATACTGAATCAGTTGTACTTGAACCGGTTCCGGTAGTGGTATTATAAATCATGCACCCACGAGCTGTAATTGTCGCACTCGTAAAAGCCAAATCCGTAAAATCTACATACGCTGTAGTATCTGTTGCTCCTCCAGTTAAAGTCCTTCCAGAAAGACTCCCCCCTCCTGCAGAATATGTGCCTGAATTAGCGACTTCATTTGAAGTACTATAATCAGTAGTTGTTGCACCTAAACTTGCAGAATTTGTGAAAAGAGCCAATTTGTAGGTGTCTCCACCAGATGTTGCAAAATTATGCTGACCTGACATTAATTCACTTTTAAAAGTATTACAAACTGCTGTACTAATTGCCATAAAATATCTCCATATTAAAGTTTATCGTTGTATAAGACTTGGTCGCCTTTGTGGCAACGGATGTCTTACTACTCCATTTATATAATCATCTGCGCGCCTGTGCCCATCTTGTTCAACACCGAGAGCCGCTAACGATCTAATAAATTTTTGCTCGTATAATTGAACCATGTTCGTGTCCTTTAAAAAAGTAAATGCCTCTACGAGACAGGCATATAGGAGCGCATTCGGTGCGTTTAAACTCAAATACGTAGTGGTGTTGGTACTACTTAATTTTGTACCATCATCATTATTAGGTCTTTTAACATATCCCAATTCAACATACAAGTCAGAACTTGGGGTTGGGGCTATGTAGATCTCAGTGGCGCTATAATTAGCGTAGTATTTTGGGGTCCCTTCGGTTGCCCGATCAAAGGCATATTCCGACATAAATGAGACGTCTTTTTGTAATAAATAATTAAAATCATTATCCGCATCACGCGTTCGTAAATATCTAATATAAAGAATACCTGTCGGAGTAGAGAGAAAATTATTCCCACTTGTTAATGTGGACTGATCGACCCTGCGAAAAGCGTCTAAATCCAGTTCAGTCATCAGGCGATATTCCGCATTTTGAATAAAATCATCTACAATGGTAGAAGTAAAAACATTGTCATCAACTTCTGCCCAGTTTTGTAATTGCGTTGTAAGTTCTGCGTATGTAGTCATAATTAATAAGTAATTGTTACTGGTCCAACACTGGTAATGGATCCTCCACCTTGTCCAGTCGCTGAAGCCGTTTCGGTTGATATATTAACATAAAAAAAGTTATCTGTCGTATAATTTGTATAATTTGTCCATGTACTCGGTGCTCCCGTGCCTGCTACAGCGAATCCATCTGAATCTTCAATCTTCGTAGAAGTAAACCCATTAAAACTTACAGCTTCTCGAAAACGCACTGTATCACTAGTCGTATATCCATGGCCCTCTAAAAACACTACCATATTAGTATTTCCAGACTCCGAATAGTAAGGATTATAACTTAATAACTTAGTAACAGCGGGCTCAACCCGTGCCGGTCGTGCATTTTGTAACCCAACGGCCCCCATAATTCTTGGTTTAGGAAATAATTGAGGTTGTTTAGCCTCGTATTCTGAATAATGTACCCAAAGCCCATTCCATTGTTTAAGCATCTGACGGTATGGGAATTGAAGCCCACTAATGTCAGAGATTGAAACTGCGTATTTTCCTCGTGCAAAATTAGCCATTATGTAATCGACGGATAATAAGCTTGTGGCGTGATGAATGAACTTGTACGTTCCCCATCCTCTTTCAATGCCCGTGCCAATTCATCTTCATAATATAAACGCAATGCATCTGTTTTTTCTGGTGCTATCTTTTGACTTAAATAAAAAGCGAGTCCAGAACACATAGGCGCAATGAATTTATAAACAACATCAGCATTATTTGTATATACGCCAGCATCCTGAAGTCGTGCGACATAATAATACATCAATTTATGATTGGTTGGTGTAGTAGTTGAAGAGTGTCCAGAATCGGCAGTTTGATAAACATAAATTTGAGGAACAGTTGGAGAAACTGCACCTCCCGTCTGTCCCACCATATCTACATAATATTGTGAAGGAGTTCCCTTAGACAATTTGTTAGCCAAATTTGCGTATGCAGAACGATCAATTTTTGTTAAAGCAGTGTCCGTTGGATTTGTAGTACTGGTAGAAGAGTTTCGATACCATGATTCCAAAATAGCTTGTGTGCCAGCTGGTGCATCATAAGCATCTGTTCCTTCTACTAAGTTAGATTCATTTGATTTTACTTCCCACAAATGAACTCCACGATTCCCCCATTCAGTAAATAAAATATTTAAAGAACGACGCG